CCTGAGCGGGCTGAGCGAAGCGACGGGGGCGCAATGGACGGCGACGGCGGAGAGGAGCGATGATCATGGGCAATCTCGGCAAGGCCTTCGCGGACGCCGAACTGCTGGCCGACCTCGCGACCAGGCGCGCGCAGGGCGGGCTGCACGCATCGCGCGGCGGCCAGGCGCAGGGCGAGGAAGTGCATTGCTTTGATCCGTGGTTCATCGCCAAAGCCGAGCAACTCGCGCGCCGTCGCGCCGAGGCGTCGCTGAAGCGCGAAGGTTTTGAGGTTTGGTATCCCGCAGGACGGTTGTTGACGTCGATGCCGCAGCGGATGCTGACCGCCAATCAGCGTCACGCGCGCCAGAAGTATCTGCGCGAGTCGATGCGGCTGCCCTATGGCGACTACGTGTTCCTGCGCCGGTTGTTCGGCAGCTACGATCTCAGCCGGTTGTATGACCTCTCGGGCGTGATCGGGCTGTGCATGATCGGCGAGCAGCCCGCGATGTTGCAGGACTTCGAGGTCGAGATGCTGCGGCTTGCGGAATTCGACGGCGTGTTCGATCGCTGCGAGGCGCTGGTCAGCGAAAAGCAGCTGCAACTCGCCAAGATAACCCGCACCAAGGCGGCGGATGAGCGGTGGAACAAACAGCCGGTGACGCATTCGGTGCTGGACGAATCGAAACGCCGGCTCTATTTCGTCGAAGCATTCGGGCGCATCACCCGCGTTGTGACGGGTTAGAGGAGACCGGCAGAGCCCGATCCTGACGAACATGCGGACCGGCATCGGTCGTCACGCAAAGTGCGAAGCTTGAAGCCCCGGCAGCGATGCGCGGGGCTTTTGTGTTTTTTGGAACAATAGATAGGCGCGGGCGTTCGCTGGCCCGTGGCCGCCCTTCTTGGGCGTTTCCTCCCTGAGACTGGCCCGGCTGCGATACCCCGCATGCCGGGCCTTTTTGTAGATGCATCATCAGCCGTGGAAGGCCTGGTACAAGACTGCGCGATGGCAACGGCTGCGGGCCGCGATCCTGCTGCGCGATCTCTATCAGTGTCAGCGTGCGGAATGCGGGCGCATCGAAGGCAACACCAGCCTGCTCGTCTGCGACCACATCACGCCGCATCGTGGCAGCGATGCGCTGTTCTGGGATGAGGGCAACCTGCAGTGCCTCTGCAAGCCCTGCCATGATCGGCTGAAGCAACAACAAGAGCAGTCAACGCTGCATCAGCGCGGCGTCTGGTACTGAGGGGGGCGGGTCAAAAGTCCCCAGCCTTCAATCTCCCAGACCGGCTGTGAACCCATTCGGGGATTTTTTTTCGCATGGACGATGTTTTGGACCTGTTCGGCGATCCGGTTCCGCCCGGTCGCGGCAAGCGCGGTCGGCCGGCTCACATAGCGACCCGCGAAAACCGATACAAAGTCAGCATGTTGCTGTCGCTCGGCTGGAGCAATGAGCGGATCGCGGGCGCGCTGCAGATCACCCAGCCGACGCTTCGCAAGAATTATTTTCAGGAGCTGCGCACCCGCATCGTCGCCCGCGACCGCCTCGACGCCCGGCTCGCGATGCTGCTGTGGACGCAATGTGAGGGCGGCAATGTCGGCGCCATGCGCGAATTCCAGCGGCTGCTGGACCGCAACGACGTGATGAGCGGCCATCGATCGTTCTATGACGGCCAGCGCCAGCCGGCTGCGGCTGATGACAGCGATTCCAAGCCGGAGAAGATCGGCAAGAAGGAGCTTGCCGCTCGCGCCGCCGCCGAGGCCGGCGACAACACCGCCTGGGGCGACGATCTCAAGCCGCGCACGCACTGATGTGGAACACATCCTGCCCGGACTGGCAGGAGCGGATCATGCAGGGCCGCTCGCTGATTCCCGATCTGCCGCTGTTCACGGACGAGGCCGACCGCGCGCTGCGGATCTTCAAGCGGCTGCGGGTGCCCGACATGGTCGGGACGCCGAGTTATGGCGAGGTCTGCGGCGAATGGACCTTCGCCTTCGTCCGCGCGCTGTTTGGATGCTACGACCCGTCGACCCGCCGCCGGCTGATCCGCGAATTTTTCGTGCTCGTGCCGAAGAAGAACGCCAAATCCTCGATCGCCGCAGCGATCATGGTGACCGCCGCGATCGTTAACCGCCGCCCCTCGGCCGAGCTGCTGCTGATCGCGCCGACCAAGAAGATCGCCGACATCGCGTTCCGCCAGGCGGCCGGGATCATCCGCCTCGATCCCGAGCTCGCCAAGATTTTCCATCTGCAAACGCACCAGCGCACCATCTCGCATCGCCTGACCGACGCGATGATCATGATCAAGGCGGCCGACGCCGACGTCATCACCGGATCGAAAGCGACCTTCATCCTGATCGACGAGACCCATGTGTTCTCGCAGAAGGCCAAGGCCGCCGACAACTTCGTTGAAATCCGCGGCTCGCTCGCCGCCCGCCCGGATGGCTTCCTGCTGCAGATCACGACGCAGTCGAAGGAGCCGCCGGCCGGCGTGTTCAAGGCCGAACTCAACATCGCGCGCGACGTGCGCGACGGCCTGATCGAATTGCCGGTGCTTCCGGTGCTGTACGAGCTCCCACTGGAGATCGCGCGCGACGGCGGCTGGAAAGACCCGCGCACCTGGGGCCTCGTCAATCCGAATCTGAACCGTTCGGTTGACGAAGCGTATTTGCGCGACGAGATGCTGAAGGCGGAGCGCGAAGGCGGCGAGCAGCTGATGCTGATCGCCTCGCAGCACTTCAACGTCGAGGTCGGGCTCGCGCTGCGCAACGACCGCTGGCGCGGCGCTGATTACTGGGAGGCGGCTGGCGACGATTCGCTGACCCTCGCTGCGCTGCTCGATCGCTCGGAGGTCGTCACCATCGGCATCGACGGCGGCGGCCTCGACGATCTCTTGGGGCTTGCCGTCATAGGCCGCGACAAGACCAACCGCGAATGGCTGTGCTGGAATCATGCTTGGGCCAACGCCAAGGTGCTCCAGCTGCGCAAGGACATCGCGCCCGCGCTGCGCGACTTCGAGGCCGAGGGCTCGCTGACCATCTGCGAGGTGCCGGACGATGTCCGCCAGCTCGGGGAGATTGTCGCGGAGGTCAACGCCTCCGGCCTGCTGCCGCGCAAGAACGCGATCGGCTTCGATCCGAACAATGTCGGCGCCATCATCGAGGCGATGAATGAGCGCGGCATCGACGACGACATGCTGCACCGGGTTTTGCAGGGGCCGCGGCTGGCGCCGGCGCTGTGGGGCATCGAGCGCAAATTAAGCGACGGCACGCTGTGGCATTCGGGGCTGAAGCTGATGGCCTGGGTGCTGGGGAATGCGAAGGTCGAGAACCGGGGCAACGCCGCGATGATCACCAAACAGATTTCCGGCCGCGCCAAGATCGACCCGCTCTGCGCGTTGTTCAACGCCGCGATTCTGATGAGCTGGAATCCGGAGCCAGCGTTGATCGATGTCGACGACTTCCTCCGCAATGCCGTGATGGCCTGACCGCATGGGCCTGCTGTCGTGGTGGAGCAAGCCGGCGCTGAAGGTGCAGGATCCGGAGAATTCGCGCCGCCGGCGCGAGGACACCTGGTCGGGACGCGCTGTCGGGCCGGAAGGCGCGCTACAGCTCGCGGCCTGGTGGGCTTGCGTCCGGCTGATCTCTGAAACCGTCGCGACGCTGCCGATTGGCGTCTACAAACGGCAACCCGATGGCAGCAAGGCCTCGAACAGCAATCATCCCTTGTACACGTTGCTGCACGACAGCCCGAACAGTGATCAGACCGCTGCAGAGTTTTGGGAACACATCGTGCTGTCGCTGTGCATGCACGGCAACGCCTATGCCTTGAAAGGCAAGAGCGGCAAGCGCATCACGTCTCTGACACCGCTGCCGTCCGCCGCCGGCGATATGAATGTCCTGCGCGATAGCGGGGGAGTGCTACGCTACAACTTCACCTTTCGAGGACAGCGGGAACAGAATCTCACCGAGAATGAGGTCTTTCACATCCGCGGCTTCGGCAGCGACGGCAAGCTCGGGCTGTCGCCACTGTCGTTCGCACGACAGACCCTCGGGATAGCCGAGGCCATTGGCGCCGCGACCGGCGCCACGTTCCAGAGCGGCATGAAGAGTTCGGTGTTCTTTACCGCTCCGCCGAACGTCAAGTTGAATGAGGGTCAGCGGGCCGATTTCCGCAAGACGTTCATCGAGCCGTATCTTGGCGGCGAAGCCACCAATGCGGGACTGCTTGAGCACGGTTTCGATGTGAAGACCGTCAGCATCTCGCCTCGCGACGCGGAAATGTTGCTGTCGTGGAAATTCAGCGTCGAGGAAATCTGCCGCTGGCTTCGCGTGCCGCCGGTGCTTATCGGCCATGCAGCCGAAGGCCAGACGATGTGGGGTTCGGGGATCGAGCAGATTATGCTGGGATGGCTCACCCTCGGGTTGCGGCCCTATCTCACCCGCATCGAGCAGGCGATCAAGAAGCGGCTGATCATTGTCGAAGAACGCGACGCGGTGTTCGCCGAATTTAACGTCGAGGGACTGCTGCGCGCCGACAGCGCCGGCCGCGCAGCGCTGCTGAGTTCGCTCGGCCAGAACGGCTACCTGACGCGCAATGAAGGCCGCGGGCTCGACAACCGCCCGCCGATGGCGGGAGGCGACGTGCTGACAGTGCAGTCCAATCTCGTGCCGCTCGACATGCTCGGCAAGCTGCCGCCGAAAGCGGTGCAGCCCGCTCCCGGAGAACCCGTGCCATGAAGACCAAGGATTTTGCCTTCAAGGTGAAAACGACCGACGAGAGCGGTGCGATCGAGGGCTATGCGTCGGTATTCGCCGTCCGCGATAGCTACAACGAAGTGGTGATGCCTGGCGCCTTCGCCGACAGCCTGGCGAAGCACAAGCGCGAGGGCACCTATCCACTCATGCTGTGGCAGCATAATCCGGACGAGCCGATCGGCGTCTGGAACGAAATGGCTGACGACGGCAAGGGATTGTGGGGCAAGGGCCAGCTACTGCAGGGCGTGCGGCGCGCCGACGAGGCGCTGATCATGCTGAAGGCCGGCGCGATTCAGGGCATGTCGATCGGTTATCGCGAGGTCGATGTCGAGCCCGCAGATGCCGGCGGCCCGCGCAAGCTAGTCAAGCTCGATCTGCTGGAGGCGTCTATCGTCTCGTTTCCGGCCAACCGGCGCGCGCGGGTCGAGAGCGTCAAGGCTGCGGCGCATATGAGCGCATTCGCGCAGCGCCTGCGCGACGGCGATCCGCCGTCGATCAAGGAATTCGAGGACATCTTGCGCGAGGCAGGCGTCCCCAAAGCCATGGCCGTGCAGATCGCCTCTGTCGGTTATGCGAAGGCCGTTCGGAGCGAGTCCGGGGGCGACGAGGCGACCGACACGGCCGTGAAGCAAGCGTTGGCGGGCATCCGCAGCAGCCTCTCCGGATTCATCCCACAGCAATAGGACAATTCAAATGAAGCGCTTTTTACCAGTCGTGGCCTTGGCCGCGATGATTGCCATCGCCTGCGTGGTGGTGATCGGTTTCGATGTGTCGTTTGTCTCGGCACATGCCGAGGGCTCGACCCTGACGCTGCTCTGCGACGCCAGCGTCGTCGCTGCGCTCGACGAGATCAAGAAGCTGTCGGTTGATCTGAAAACCGCCAGCGACGAGGTCAAGGCCAAGGCGGAAGTCGCCGCTACCGAAATGAAGAATCTTGGCAAGGTCACTGAGGACACCAAGAAGGCGGCCGACGAGGCGCTGGTCAAGCATAACGAGTTATCCGCCCGGATGACTGAGCTCGAGCAGAAGATGGATCGCCGCGGCGAAGGCCCGAAGCGCGCCAAGTCGATCGGCGAGCAGGTGACCGATGACGAGTCTCTGAAGGCGTTCATCAAGTCCGGCGGCAAGGGCCGCATCAGCATCGCGGTCAAGGCAATCATCTCGTCGCTCACGACTGATGCTGATGGTTCGGCCGGCGATCTGATCGTGCCGCAGCGCGTGGCCGGCATCCTCGGTCTGCCGCAACGGCGGATGACGGTGCGCGACCTGCTCACCAAGGGCCGCACCACTTCGAATGCGCTGCAGTACATCAAGGAAACCGGCTTCACCAATGCGGCCGCGACCGTCTCAGAATCCTCCGGCGCCACCAAGCCTCAGTCTGATATCAAGTTCGATATCGTGACTACGGCGGTGACCACCATCGCGCACTGGGTTCTGGCGACTAAGCAGATCCTGGATGACGTGCCGCAGCTGCAATCCTACATCGACGGCCGGTTGCGTTACGGGTTGATGTATGTCGAGGAAAACCAGCTGCTGAACGGCGGCGGCACCGGCACCGACCTCAACGGCATCTACACTCAGGCGACCGCATTCTCCGCGCCGATCGTTCCGACCGCGGCGGGGGACCTGACCAAGATCGATGTGATCCGTCTGGCGATCCTTCAGGCCTTCCTCGCGGAGTATCCGGCGAACGGCATCGTCATGCACCCCAGCGACTGGGCTGATATTGAACTCACCAAGACGGCGGAAGGCGCGTATCTGTTCGCCAATCCGCAGGGAGGCAGCGAGCCGCGGCTCTGGCGTCTGCCCGTCGTCGAAACTCAGGCCATGACGATCGACAAGTTCCTGACCGGTGCGTTCCAACTCGGCGCGCAAATCTTCGATCGCGAGGATGCCAACGTCGAGATCAGCACGGAAGACAGCGACAACTTCCGCAAGAACCTCGTCACCATCCGCGCCGAAGAGCGCCTGGCGCTCGCGGTGTACCGGCCCGAGTCGTTCATCAAGGGCGACTTCAGCGACTCGCTGGCGGCCTGATCAACCCAAGCACGGACGCGTCCGGCCGTCCGGCCGGGCGCTTTCCTATGGTGATTTCGCGATGAAACTCAGAGCCAAAGACCAGATGCACATCAGTTCAGTCCACGCGGATTCGTTGCGGCCCGGTCAGGAATTCGAGGTCAGCGACGCGATGGGCGCCGATCTGCT